TATCTGTACAGACCCCGCACGGCCCAGGCCAACAATTAAAGTAACACGCGGGCTATCTGAAGCCGTCTTTTTAGAGACAGTCTTACACGAAGCCTTGCACGCTTCAGCCTACCAGCTGCTTAGCGAAGGGTTCGTTTCTGAATGCGCCGCCGACTTAGCGGGGCTGCTCTTAAAGCTGGGGTATAGTCGCAATGGCTAGAGTTCTGGTTATTGGCGACACACACTGTCCCGCAATGCGGGATGATTACGTTGACTTTTTGCGTGCCCAGCGTAAGGCCTGGAAAACTAACGTCACGGTTCATATCGGTGACCTTGTAGACTGGAATATGTTAAGTTTTCATGAACGCGACCCAGCAAGCGACTCTGCCGGGCTGGAATATAAAAAAGCATTGGCCCAGGTTAAGACACTGACTAAGGCTTTCCCAAAGGCCGTTTGCATGACTGGCAATCACGACTGCCTGCCACAAAGACAAGCGGTAGCTAATCAGATACCGTCGATGCTGATAAAGGCACCCGGCAAGATATGGGAAACGCCCGGTTGGAATTGGCGGCCCCGCTATAGCACCTATGACATTGACGGCGTTAAGTATTGCCACGGTGACAGAGGCAAAGGCGGCATTATGGCAGGGCTTAAAAATGCCAAAGAAAACTTTCACAGCTGGGTACAGGGACATACGCACTCGCAAGCGGGCGTCTGGTGGTTTGCTAATGAGTCTGCGTGTGTCTTTGGCATGAATACCGGAACGGGCGTAGACCAAAAGAAGGGTATGTTTTACGGACAAAAGTACAACGCCCGCAGCATTGTAGGCTGTGGCGTTGTACTAGAAGGGGGCAAAGAAGGGGCCTTCTTTGAGCCTATGCAATTGTAACAAAAGCGGTAAGCCCTACCGCTACCGCCATTTTTATAACCGTATCCCATGTGGTGTCTGTTTTCTGGTTTTCGGCATGACTCCAGGCAGCTTGAGTAATGCCTGCCTTATCAGCTGCGGCCTGTTGCGTCATGCCTGCGGCTAGTCGGTAGCCTGTAATCTTTTTAACTGCTTGTCGTTTTGTCATTACATGCCCCAGTGTAAAACGGTGTCGGTACGGTCAGTTGGTTCAACGAATTCTAAGCCCAGGGCTGCGAATATGCTTTTCTCTTGCGTTGCCTTACAGATACGTTCGTCACGGTTTTCACGTTCCCATAGACCATACTGATTCAATAAGTACCCGCGACGTTTGGCAATGCAACGCATCATAATATTAAACTGCCCGCTACCAGTGCAGAACAACAGAGCCGCGCCCATTGACTGGGGCAGAACGTCAAAGACGTTTATTTGTACGCCCTCGAATTCACCGAACCGCTTAGCACGATCAGGGCGAGTAGAGCACCACCCGAACAACGCGCCAAGCTGCTGATTAAGCTGCTCTTGGCTTCTGCGGCTGCTGCAACGAACAGCTATGTCTATATCTCCAACGGTTTCTTTTTCGCGTCTAATGCTGCCGCCTATGACACAGCGTAAGCCGCTATTAGCTTGCAGCTGGTCGATTAAACGGGCGGCTATCGCTTCTGCTTTTTCTCTGGGAATTCGTTTGCCTTTACTCATGGTCTCGGCCTCCTGGGTTAGGGGTGTTGGTTAGTTGGTCGGTTCGCTGGCTTCGTCTTTAAGTCGGTTGCTTATATCTTCGACGAGTTTTCCCTCTAGTGCTGCTTTTAGTTCCCCCCCGTCGTCGTCGCCTACGATAAGAATCTCCACGTTAAAATCGCTAAGAATGTCGCGGTTGGTTTTTTTCGCTCTCATGGTCTCGATCTCCTGTTGGTTAGTGTTGTGTCTCATAACTTCACTTATTGTAAGTAACATCGGCTACCAATGCAAGATAAATCTACTTATTATGAGAAGAAAACCAAAAGTTTCCACACTACAAAACAAGGGGTTTGCTGAGATACCGAGAATTAGCCCGGTTTTTGTTCGGACAAACCGACAGATAGCCCGTTAGTTACCAGGGGGCTTCTCGGCTTCCATAATCCGCTTATGCCTGCGCCGCAGCTGGGCGGGCGTCATACTTGGCCCCATGTGGTAATGGCCCAGCGGCACGGCTGCCGGGGGCTGCGTGTGATACCGTCGCCAGTATTCACAGATAAGCAAAGCGTCTGCTATGGCGTGCGTGATTTTAAGGTCGGGCCATAGCTCCTGGGCCTTGGCTTTGTGCTGGTTCTTCTTCTTTGTCTTGGTTACTTCTTTTGACGTAATCAAGCCTAGCGGCTGCTGCCATTTACGAGGTAAGACGCGCTCTAATGGGATACCGTGACAGACTACGGCAGCCTCTGCGTTACCATAAGCCCTGCCAAACGTGAAACAACTAGCCACGCCCTGCCCTGGGCGGCTGGCTACCTTTTCAAGTGCGCAGCTTTTTAGCTTGCTAAGGCTTGCCAGTTCTGCAAGTAGGTCTGATAAGTCAGTAAGGGTAGCGGGCATTTTTACGGCTTCAGTCTTTCGCTGTTGCCCGTCGTCTAACGTCCAAGCAATACCGCCGTTCACGCCTGGGTCTATTCCGATGTAAAGCATTAAGCCACCCCCTGATCTGCTGACAATTGCGGGGGCCACCAACGAGCAGAGAATTCAGTATCAATATGTTCTGCGTCTTCTAACGATTCAATCCAAACGGATGTTTTTAGATCCAATGGCGCTATAGCTTCGATTGCTTCTGATAAGTCTGATAGGTTGTTCAGGCAGGTAAACGCCGAATAAGTGCAGTTCTGCCATTCAACGAGAACCAACACGTACTCACCCAAGCCGCACTCATCTATAAGCCTTCTCTCTTTATCTCCCATTAAGCCGTTACCCCTTCCGCTATAGCTTTTTCTCTCGCCTGGAATACCGCGTCTAGCTGCCGCTGTCGGGCGTTGCGCTGATCGTCTGTTGTGGCGGTTTGTACTAGCCGTTGCAGTTCTTTAATCTTGCTGGTAAAGCCTAGTTCCCGCTGTAGCTTTGCGTCTTTTGGCACCCCGCCGGGTAAAGGTTCGGGCCGCCCGTGGTCTGTCTTGGTCGGGTAAAACGTGCTCCAGTTTTTGCCGCTGTCGATGGCTTCAAAGGCAAGGCTTAGCCCTTCGCAGACCTGGGCCTCTGTGTGCTTGCTGATCCTCTTGAGCAAGTCACGCGGGCCGTTAATGCTTCTGTAAGGGTCTGGGCTGGTCTCTTTCCAAGCCAGCCAACGCTGCAAGGCTGCCCGTAGGCGTTTGGTCTTGAGGTGCTGCGGTAGTCCGATCTCTGTTTCAATGACTTCTAAAGTACAAACAAAGACAGGCGGCACAGCCGCCGCTGTTTTTTTGTTTACCTTATTAACCTTGTTTCCTTGTTTATATGTGCTACTTGCTGGTTCGTTGCTTGTTCGTTGCTGCGCCGTTGCTGGCTCTGTTGCCTGTTCTGTGTCCTGTTCCGTGTGCTGGTAACTACTCCAGTTACAGACTGTTATGATTGAATAATGGCTGCTTGCTTGGATGCTGATATTCCCCAGCTGTTCTAACTTCTTCATGCGCCGCGCCACGGTGCTAGGCGGGCACTTTAGCTCTCTTGCTGCCGTGTGCCTACCAAAGACAAATTGCCCAGGTTCAACGTTCACTGTCGTGAAGCCCCGCCCGGTTTCCATAGGGAAACTTTGTTTCTTCCAGACTGCCCGCATGAGTACCCAGGACCACAGCCGCCAAAGTTCAGCACTGGCGAAAACCTGAGAATCAAGGCTTTTCCTGTGTAGCAATATATAGTTTGTTCTGTCCATTTTGTCGCCTTAAAGACGGCACGGCGCGACCTGTAGAGCCAGAGACCGTGAGCCCCAGGCCGCGCGCATGCCGCGCCTCATGAGTTACGCTAAATAGGGAATGCGCCCGCTGTTAAAGAACCTCTTAATCACTGTTTTCTGTGCCATCTGTTGCCAGCTGTCAGCACGCCAGCCGCCTTTTACATGGTCTTTAACGTGCTGGTCAAGCTGTGCTTTGCTTAGGCACTCGAAAGCTTTCGTATCACAGGGCAGCGTAGCCACGGCGTAAACGTAACGTACCGCGCCTTGCTCCCGCTGCGGGTCGTCGCTTGGCTGGTGCTCAATGTTCTCGTTACCGCCCTGGTAGTAGGTGAAAACATCCCCGCCAAAAACTGTGCGGGCGTACATATCTTTCAGCTGCCCGTTGCGCTTAGCCAGTGCTATCAGCCCCTTGTAGCCAAGATCGCATTTAAGCACCCCGGAACGGGGCACAAAGTAAAATAAATCCTGCCCAGGTTCTAGGCCGGTTGTTGCTGCTTCGTAGACAGCAGATAGCAAAGACTGCGGGGCACACTTCAAAAGGTCTGGCTGTGCTTCAAAGATGCCGCAGATACCGCCCGCCCATTGCTCAAAGTGGACGCCAGCAGGAAGCCGACCCTTTACGTCGTCATAGTAGCGCGTCAACAGCCCGTCTCTGAACTTAGCTAGGGTAGTGACTGGTTGTTGTGTTGTTGCTGTGCTCATATTTCCCCCTCAAAAAAGCCGTTGTTGGCTACCCGGTAACAGTAAACGATATTCAAACATCCTATGACCTACGCTAGACAGGCGCTTTTCAATTGTGAAACCATGCGCCCGCAGCGCCCGCAGGCGTCGTAGCCCTTCGCTGCCGCCTGCCTCCAGTCTTATCCTGTCGGCTGTATGCCATAAGCCGTCGCACAGCAGGCGGTAGACCCGTTGTTCTGCTGCGCTAAAATCTGCTAAGTCTCTGGTGGTCAGCAGTTCCACAAGCGCCCCCCTTTTTCCCAAAGGCTCTTAAACCATGCCGCGCCGTGCTGCTGGGCGTCGAGTGCGTTTTGCCGCTGACTGCGGGGTAGATCACATTTTAAGCACGTGCGCCGCCTCAAGATTAACGCGCCACAGATAGAGCACCTTTTAGCCGTTCGCTGTATCACTTTTGTAAAACCTCCAACCAATAAGAAGCCCTGCGAACAGGGACGAAAAAAAACAGCTGGCGACTGTATCAATAACAAACACGCCAACCCAAAATAAGACACTAACTGCCGCCGCTGTTGCTAGGTTGTTTACGCTCATCTATAAAAGCCTCCAAGTCTGCGACAGGCACGCGGTAAATTTTATATGTACCGCTGCCGATATTAACCACCGCCAGCCTGCCCGCACCTATTAACCGCCGCACCGTACTGACAGAAACTTGTAGCCTGTCGGCCACCTGTCGAATGCGCAAGAGAGCAGGTTCTAGCCCTGTTGAGTCAGTCGCCATTATTCCCCCTTCCGCTTTAATCAAAAGTGTTCAACTTATGGCAAATCATACAGAAGTAGATAATAGCGTCAATACCAATAATTCCGCACCTGTCCCCCGGTGCCCTAGTTGCGATTCTAACGCACTCTGGGCGGCTTGGTATTGGATAGACGCCAGCAATTCTAAACGGCTTAGGGTGCCGCTGGTTTGCTCTGCGTGCAAGGTGTGGTCTTGGTGGATTTACTCGGCTTTAAAGCCACTTCCACAGCACACGCAAAACAGCAAAGTGCATAACAAGGCCACTGACAACATAGGCAAGTGCTAGCACTAAGCCAAAGACGCAGGCCCAGCGCAAGCAAAAGTCTATCACTATATTTTTTCTCATCGTCTGAACTGCTTTCTTTGGTTCATGGGGAACAATGCCCGGTTTTCTACTTCCGGGTCATGGATCGAATAGGTTTCTAAGTAGGCCGGGGCTGTGACGCGCACGGCTTGCAGGCTTCTGTCTAACCAACTGGCACGCCAGACGCGGCTGCTGTGGTCGTACCTGGGCGGTTTTGCATCTTTGAGCATGCGCCAATCACGAACGTAGAATTCGCCGTCTGCGTGCAGCTGCCAGAATATAAGCTGCGACAGGTGAACACTTGCAACCGTTGTGCCGTCGCTGTGCTCTGTGAAGCTGACAACATGGTTTAGCTCTATAACGCTAACGCTGTAATCGTCAACTGAATCAGGAACGGTAGAACAGAAAAGAAGCGCCAGCAGAGCAAACACGATAAACCGACCTTAAACCGCTCTGCCTCATTGTATCAAATACCGTCACCTTCACGCTGTAGGCCTTTTTCGACGGTACTACTTAAGCACTCTATCAGGCGCGTTTGTTTCGTTAGGGCTTCTGTCTGGTGCTCCTGATGTTCTTTAGTGTGCTTTATAAAGTCAATGTGTTCATTAACTACCGCGCGGCCTAGCGGGGCGAAGTATCGACAGACGCGCCACAGGAACAGCAGCAATATAAGTACGATTGCAGCGGGAAAGCCTACGGCGTTTATTAGTTCTGCGGCCTGTTGCATTGTTTGCCTTTTCTAAACAGCCTCTTTAATAGTTGCCGACGTGACGGCGGCAAGTGCGGAGCGGGTAACAACTCACCGCCGCCCGTCGGCGCGTGCGCCGGAGGAAGCGCACGCTTTTTGTCTAGCTCTATTGTTGCAAAACAATAAGAAGTTGCTACCGCAATTCTAGCGCGGGCTTTGTCAAGCCCCCCGGCTGGTTGACTCTGGCAACCTGCGCAAGTCAGCAGGCACAAAAGAAGCAATCTTTTTACCACCCTAAACGGCTCCAATCGTAACGTTCTGTAAAACCCTCGAAGTCAGCCACGGCGAAACAGTCGCCACTTTCAAGCGCGGTCTGTAAGTCGTCCAGTTCAATAAAGTAAGCCCCGCGCGGCTGGTCGTCACAAAATAGCCCGCCACTTTGCCAACGGTTGCCCCAGCTGTTTTGAAGTAGTACCCCGCGCCGCGTCTTGCGGTTCTTTTTTATTGCAACGTATCCAAGCCCCCCCACCTGGGCGTGACTCCAACCGGGCCGCACACGCCGGGCAAAGCCGTCATCGTCGCGTTTTGTATGCCAACCCAGGCCACAGCATATCATAAAGCCGTAGCCGTTTTGAGTTAGTGCTATTGCCTGCTCTACGTTTTCTATTCTTACAGTCGTTAGAAACTGGTGTTTTAGGGCTTCTTCTTTTAGTGGCTCTGGTATGCCAGCTGCTGCCCATTTTTTGCACTTGGCTATAGAATAAGTAGATAAGTCAAAACGCCCGTATCTAGTCTGATGGATAGCCCCATAGAGCCTCAGAGCCTTTGCTACGGCTGCCCCGTAACTCCCCTGGTAGCGTCCTAGATTGCCGCTAACGTCCCTGCTGGCCCCATAGCAGTAGTCAGGGGCTGTTATGACTGGCTGCCCGTCGCCGTTCCTGGGCCACTTCTCAGCCTCTTGCCGCCATAGAATATCACAAGCCGCTGTAATATCAGCAGCCCGTGAACCTGCAAACCCTGTGCAGCTGCCGTAGCTGCCTTGATTTAGTGCGTTAAGCCTGCCCGCCGTTACGTGCTGGCTGCCGCGTAGTACCTGCGTCAGTGCTCTAAAGGGGAAAGCGCTTTTATCTAAGTCAAAAGGCAGGGCGTCAAGCTGCGTCTTATACTTAGCCGGGATAGTGGAAGCGTAGAGTTCTGTAGCCGCTGGCTGTGGCTGCCAGCCTATTTTATTATTTCCAAACATAGCTACCGCAGCCTGTCGGCATGGTTTCTGAAAATAGCAACAAACGCTGCGCGGGTTTCGTCTGTTAGCGGCAGCGCGTCGGCCTCCATGCCAACGCTAGCCGCCGCTTCCAGTTCCCGCCCTAACTCCTCGAACACCTGGGGAAACGCTGCCCGGTAGCTTTGCCCATAAGTGCTACGCCGCCCGAAGTCATCGAACAAAAAGCCAACCCTGCCAACCGTTCTAACTACGGGCCTCTCTATCGTGCCGTCGTGCTCTAAGTTCCAGGCAAAGGCTGTGAGAATCTCAGCTAGTACAGCCCGCCTGGGCTGCGTCTTTTGGTCTGGGGATGTTAGCCGTATTGAACCGACTAGCACCACAGCTAGAAGCACCACAAGCAGGTGTTTGTTTTTCATTTATTTAACAGCGTCAACAGGCCGCTGCCGTTCAGGAACAAATATAGAAGCCCCCCGGCTAACAACAGCCACTTAATTAGCCCGGATGAGTTCTTAACCAAGTCGTTTAAGGGGCGCGGCTTGATTAGTTTCCACTCGCGCCGCTCTCTTTTTCGGTCGTCGCGCCGGTCTTTTTTGTCGTCGCGTTTGTTCATTTTTTCGGGGGTTCTTTAATGACTGCTGGTAGTGCGCCTAATAGCTGGTCTGCCTGCAAGTCGTCCCCGCACTTGCGGCAATGTTCGCTCAGGCCAACAAGTGCTTTGGCCCTGTCGCTTTTTAGGTTCTCAATATCGACGGGGGCAGGGGTGTTTAAAAGCTGTTGTAGGATACTCATAAGAATGTTTGATAGCTGCCCGTCTTTATTGTTTCGAGCAAGTAGCAGAATGATAATACCCGCAGCGATATAGAGCCACGGTCCACCGTCTAGTAGTTGCGCTATGTCAAAATCCATAACCGCCCCTTTATGCAAAGTTGGAATTGTCGATTCGCTCATAGAACTGAACCGTCATCGTCGCCATTTGTTCTATCGTGTGCGTGTGCGCGTCGCCCGGCACTGTGTGCGTGTGTGCGTCAGCCGTGCCGGTAAAGGTGCCTGTGACTGTATGCGTGTGCCCAGGGTCTGTGATTCCGTGGCTATGGCTTAGGTCGTCGCCGCCGGTAATATCCTCGACAACTGTTGTCGGGTTCATATCTTCGCCTTCGACCTCTATATAGCTGCTAACTTCAACAGTTCCCGCGCTGGTCGCGTTTGTGCTTTCAATGCCCGTTTCGCTGCTGCCAGTGGTAGCTGACGAACCGCTAATATTAACGCTGACGCCTGTGCTGCTGGTTGTCACTGTGTCCGGGGTTGTAGAGCCTGTTGTAGTGCTGGGGCTAACAGTGCCCGCTGCTGTCCCTGGGGTGCCGTCTAGCGGAACTCTGCCGGTAAAGTTAATTGCTGTGCCCGTCGCTGTCTTTGTGTCGTCCTGGGTGCCGTCCATAGCGGCCCAGCCGTGCGCAGCTGTTGGCAGGTTGCCAGTCATCATCTTAACGCTACCGACTGCAAGGTCTGACGTATCGCTAATAGCTGACCAGCTGGTCGCGCTATCGCTCTGATCCTCGAATTCCGCAGCGGCAATAACCTGATTGACGACTACGTTTGGGTCCATATGGGGCGGGCAGGGTAAATAGCAGTCAAAGGCGGCCCCGGTTTGGTTGGTCCCGTCTTGGTCGCACTTCTTAACGCTAACCCAGGCAGCGCCCCCGGCACTGGGCAACGTCCCGCCGTGCTGCCAATACTCCTGGGCCTTTACATAGGCAATATCTACCGTAGCACCACCACCACCGGCACCACCTGCGCGGCATACCCAACGGGCACTCTTATAGTCGCGCTCTATTGGCACGTAATCACCGCTAGAGATTGCAGAATCTCCAACATTAAAAACGGTGTGGCTCTTGGCTGTGTCAGTCATCACCCCCGCGCCGTCAATAGCCTGTACCGTAAAGTCACCGCTGGCGGCTGTCGCCCCGCTACGTGCAGCAACCGCCCCGGCTGCCTTTGCTATCAGCAAGTCGTCACGCTGCGGGGTTCTGTTGTTGTATCTAAGCCGCGTTTCTTCAAGATTCTGCAATTCAGTTCTAAGCTGCTGGTGGTCAGCGCGTAGGCTGCGAACTGCTGCGCGGGTTAGTGTGTAGCTTTTTGCCATAGTTTAGAGATCGCTGGTTGTTATCCTGATGGGCGCGTCTGCTTCGCTGATTGTGCTAAGCGTTACGGCGTCGGGGTCGTAGCTAATGCCCCCGCCTGGGTTCATATTGACCGTTGTTATAGTGCGTGCTGAACCGCTGCGGCTAAGGTCAACTTCTCCGCCGTTAATGTTGGCAGTTGTTATCGTGCCTGTGCTATTAGCGACACAAACCCCGCGCTCTATTGTCAGGGTTGTTATCGTGCCCTGTTCGCCAGTGGTAAGCGTTGCCCCGTACAGGTTCGCGTTTGTCATATTGCATAAAACGGTAGCACTCCCCCCGTAGCCGCTGTAAGTGGTAAGCGTTGTTCCCTGCCCTATGCGGCAGTCCCCGGCCCGCTGGCGTATCGTGGCAACTGTGCTTGTTGAGCCGTGCACAGCGGCAAAGCCTACGCTGCCGCTTTCGACACTTAGGGTTGTTAATGCGCTGCCGATTAAATAGAGACCATATAGCCCTGTTCCTGGGCTGGTTGCTGTCGAGATAACACGCGGGGCAATGCTAGAAGCGCTTAAATCTATATAGCTAACACCCTCCCCGGCGAACTCAAAGAAAGTGCAGGTCAACTGCAAGTCGCCCGTCTTGGTGCCCATTGCGCCGCTATAGCCCTTTTCTACTACTACGTCGGCAAGTGCAGTTCCTGAAAAGTTGTAGGCTGCAACTGGGTTAGAGTAGGCCGCAACGAACCGGATAGAGTCGCTGGCACTTGGCACGCTGCCCCCGCTCCAGTTCGCCCCCGTGTTAAATGCTGTCGATGTTGTGCCTAACCAAATCAAGTTTGCCATTATATCATTACTCCCTGTCCGTTTAGTTTAAGCGGTGCCCAGTCCGTTTCCTTGTAAACTCCGTAAACCAGATAGACAGGCGGGTGCCCTACTTTAAGCGGCATACCGTTTCCGTCCAGATTGACTGGTTCGCTAGGTGTAAAGCCTGTTTCCGTGTTTACTATTGGCTGTGCCTGCCCTAAAAATTCTGGTATCGAATTAGACTCTCTGAACTCTAGGGCCATCGGGTCAAACTCCGTTGTCATACCGTAGCCCCTGTCCAGCATTTCAGCACGCCAGCCAAACGTTGTGTCAACGTGGAACTCGTAATTGACCCGCCAATATATAACGCCCTCTTTGATTCTGCGCGTTGCTCCAATGGTTTGCATTTTGGCAGCAAAGGCTGGTACATCCATATTGAAGCCACGAAACTTTACCTGGAAAGCGTTAAGATTCACTGAGTCGTTATAGTCAAACACCTTGTTTGCATCGAATGCCATTTCATTACGCGACAGGTTAACAGAGACGCGGCTATAGTCGATTTCCGGGGGTGGATCGAAAGCAACGTTACAGCTATTAGTTACAGGCGAGCCAGTGAACAGCCCGGCGACCGTTCCAAGTTTGCGCGCGTCATTTTGTACCGCAGGCCCAGACCTGAAACCCTGCTGTTGTAGCCCCATACCTACGCCAGACTGTATTTTACCCAGGTAAGCCGCCCGCACAGCAGGCCGCGACATTTGAACAAGGCTAATTTGAACGTCTATCCCTTCGTGGTCAACTTCTTCTACCGGGTTTCCTTCTTCGTCTACCGCAGCATCTTTTGCTTCTTCGTCCTCTTTGCTGGTCTTGGAGCCATAACTAGCGGTAGCGCGCCAGACGTTTTCTCCCAGGGGCGTAACGCTCACACTTTTACAAACGGCTGCCGGGTGCGAATCGTTGCCCGCTGTATATAGAGAACCCTTCAACGGTAGCCCGCAGTCCTCAAGTATAAATCGCGGGCCGTCTTGCTTGTCATCTACTCTGATAACGTACTGAACCGAAAAGTCATCTACTAGCGTTCCCTTGGTTTTCGTGCCTGTCCACCCGTCGTGAATGATTGCAGAGTCTACAAACGCCATTATATATTTACCGCGACAACAGCGGCCCCCGGTTCTGTCTTTCGGTCGATAGATGCCAAGATAACATTAGTCTGCCGCTGCTCGTCAACTTGCCGCTTCTGTGCGTCTTTCATTTCTTTCATGTGACGATCGCTAGAACGTATCGCACTAAAGGCGGCACTGGTGCCGCGTCTTACACCGCCAACAGCCCCGCGAGGCTTGGCCAGTTTATCGGTTTGCTTGTTTGCTTCTTTGAGGTCTTTGACTGCGCCGCCCAGGGCTTTGTTATACGTTCCCCAGCTGATGGCCCCGGCCTCTATTAGTCGGTTTAAGTCTGCTACCTTTTCTTTGAACTTCTCCTGGGGCGTCATGAATTCCCGCGTCAACGCTTCCCCCTGCTTTTTAATTGCGTCGACAGCCTTTGCCTTTTCGTCTGCTATGGCTTTTTCTTTTTCTAACTGGTCATCCAGAAGGGGCGTGATTTCCTTTTGCTTCTCTAGTCCTTCAATGCGCCACTTGTCCTTTTTCTTCTTTCCAAAAATCATATTCCAGATTTTCTTAGGCCAGCTCAGTAGGCCTTTTGCAATTTTCACCACCCAGGTAAACACGTTCGCTAGCCCTTTAAGTACCGGGGCAATCGATATGGTGAATTGCCGCCACGCCCCCTTGATTGCTATCTTTGTATCTGTCCACGCATCATTAGCTGCCTCAATTGCTGCTATATCTGCGCGGCCCATTACCCCGTTTAGTTCGTCAAACTTTTTGCCCTGTTCTTCTATCGCTTCGCTGCCCTGTCCTAGCATGTTTATCATGTTGACGCCCTCTCGCCCAAATATCTGGTAGGCAACGCGGGCCTTTTCTGCGGGGTTCTGAATCTTTTTTATTGCGTCAGCCAATACCATCATTTGTTTATCGGGGGATTGCTGGGCCAACTCTGCCGCGCTAATGCCTAAGTCATCCAGGGCTAGTTTAGCGGTTCCCATACCGTGGGCGGCTTCAGATAACCCCCGCTGCATTTTTTCTAGTGACTTGTCAAATCCAGCAGCCTCAACGCCCGCAAGTGAAGCCGAGTAACGCAGCCGCTCCAGTTCTTGCACGCCGATTCCCAGCTTGTCGGCTGTCTTGCCGAGTTTATCGAGTTCTGCCATCTGGTCTTTGACGCCTGCTAGTGCCTTAGCAAACGCCATAGCAGCCCCGGCTGCCAAGGCCATCTTGCCCAACATGCTCTTAAGGCTAAACTTTTTTGCCCCTTGCTGCATCTTGCCCATGTCACCGCCAGCCGTTTTCATGCCCTTAGAAAACGGTTTAGTGTTAGCGGTTATGTTGGCAACTAAAGAGCCGAGATTTGCAGCCATTTACTTATTCCCAAACATTGCAGCCATCTGTGATTCGTGCGCGGCTGCGTCAAACTGTTTTGTCTTTTTATGTCCTGTCCCGAAGTCGGGCACAAAATGGTCTAAGTCTACCAGTTCACTTTCGCGGGTTGCTACCAGATTGCGAACTATCGCGCACAGGTAGCTGGTTTGTAGCCACTCATCACCAAACGGTTCCAAACGGTAGTAGGCAATCCATTCTGTGAATAACTCCGCGGGTATCTGTTCGAGTAAACTATCAACGTCCCAGGTGCCGACAGTAACCGCTAGGCGGAAGGCGAACCGCCTTTTTTCGTCGGCCTTGAGTTTTTTTCCAGTACCTCTATTTCGTTATCTGCGAATCCAACGTGCGACATTGCTGCATCGAATAGCTGGCTAGTAACCGCGCCGTCCAGTTCTCCAAGTTCGCCAATGTCGTAATCATCCAACAGCGGCCTATGCGTTGCCCCGTCAACTAGCGTTGCAATCAATAACAATCTACGGCTGTTATCTTTAACGTTTCCATCTTTGTTTAGAACTTGCTTTTCAAAGTTGCTTTTCTCTGCTTCGCTTAGGCTTTGAAACGTGAATTCTAAGCCGCCAACCTTAACGGTTGTGTAACGCCTGCTCTTGCATTTAAAAAGGCTCTCTTTTGTTGCTGCGCTCACTGGTAGTCCTCCGGGTCTGGTGGTTGTGTAACAGAACTAGGCCGCCCGTAACGGGTTGTTACTTCGTCCCTAACTCTAAGAATTACGCCTTCTTCATAGTGTCGAATCATTGAAACGGGGCGCCCCGCAGTCGTCCCGCAATACCCGGCGTGTAAGCCGTTAAGCCTAATCATACGCTGATCGGGCACAGCTGGCACCATCTCGCCGTCGACGCAAACCCGCGCCGGGTGGTCCTCAAAGGTAATTTGCATTAGCTGCCAGCCGTGAAAGCGAATCCACTGGAAACGCCTGTACCCTTAATTGTCATTTCAACTTGCATAATCTCGCCCATTTCAGCATCGGCTGCTTTAACGCTGACAACACGCCCGCCAAAGACTACAGTACCGCCGCTACTGCCGCCGGGCTTAATTGGGTAAGTAATGGTCACAACTTCGTCAATTGCCGCGCCGTAGTCGTGAGCAATATCAGGCAGGGCAGCGTCAGAGTAGGCCACAATGCTAATTTCGCCAATCTCGGCCAAGTCATCGACCATGAAACGCTTTCGACCTGTGTGCGCCAACTCTGTAATCTCTATCACGTCTTTTGTTACTTCCAGGCCGCCAATAGAAATTATGTCGCCGGTAAAGCTGGTTGTTCCGAAGGTTACTGTAGCGCCATTGCCTGTATCTGCCATATCTAAGTTCCCTTAAAAAGTTGGTATTGTTTCTATAACGTGAATTCTGAACCTTAGCGTCGTTATATGTTTGCCGCTGTCGCTGTCGTCTGTCGGGTGCTCGTAGCTGTGCCCTGTGTCGTCTAGTGTGCTGCTTATTACTTCAACGCTTCCAGCGGTCCCCCGGTAGCCTTGGAGCTGCTGCCTTACCAAGTCGGCTAGGCTGTCGGCTTCTACCCTGGTTCCACTGTAGCAGGCGAATTCTAACATGCATTCTTCAATGCCAGCCGCTGCCGCTAAAGTATGCACATGACTCGTATATAATTCAAGGTAAACCATAGCGGGCAAGCTATCGCCCTGGGCTAAAACGTCTGGCCTAATGCGAGTGGCTACAACATCGGTGATTGCCGATTTCGTCAACAGGTAGGTTCGTATGTTGCTGCCAGTGTTTGCCATGTTATTTCTTTTGTTTCTCGACTGCCGCAGCTAGTGCAGCGCGGGCTTTTGTCGTAACCTTGCTTCTAACTGCTGCTGTAGCGTTTTCGATGCCCTTTTGAAA